AACAACCCTCCGGGTGGGAATGGCGGCGGATCAGGTGGTTCGAGCGGATCCAGTTCGTCGTCCGACGACGATGGTGCCAGCTCCGCAGGTGGCAGCACAGGCAGCGTTTCTTCAGCCAACACTAATCGGTTGCCCCGTCCAAATATTGACCCTAATTTTGTCACTGTGTTTGATAATGATTACGTACGTAGGCAATATAACGATATTAAACTTATGTTATTAGCTATTAACCCTACCATTAGCATTAGGCTACAGGTGCAGTTCATTGATTTGTACCACCAACTACGTTTGTATGCGTTTGCCGCAGAGCGTGACAACTCACTCTTGATGAAGATGAAGCTGGAATCTAACATATACATGCGGAACCACAATGTACGTGGTATCCCTCAACAACTAATCACTGATGGTATTTGCATGTGCATAACAGCTGCCATGGCAGAGACCACTAATGATGACGTTGCCCAGCAAGTCTTCCACACCCAGGCGGCTAGAATGGCTGCAGCCGGTAACCCACTGGCTTGCGTCATGAAGTCTAGCTGGCGTGCCTACTTGGGTTACGCCGAACACCCAACGCCGGGTTTTCGCCAAGGGCTCGTCGAGCGCTTTGTCAGAGCGGCATAAGAGTCGAGAAGATTGGACGCGACTGTACTATTGGCGCGGATGACCTTGACAACTACAGGAGCACTTGCCCTGACAAGCGTCGTATTGTACAGATGGCACCCATTCCTGAGACGCCAATCTTGGAGACTTTTTCGCCTACCGTATACAGTGGTTGCGTGCATAATGAACGCGTATCGCTACATAACAGACACCTGGTCGAAACTCCCGACCCAGATAAGCGTTACGTTCGACAGTGCACCAACATCGTTCGCCGAGCCCTAAATAATCATGGCTGGCAGGGCTGCGTAAGGCCCATGACGATTAAGGAGTTCGTAATCTCACACCCAAGCCCAATAATGAGGCGCAAATATCAAAACGCCGCTGATGATTTACGCATGACACCAATTGATCTGCGTACTGATGGCCGTGTCGGTGCGTTTATTAAGAACGAACGCATGCCAACATTTAATGATTATGACCTCAAGGCCCCACGCATGATACAGGCTAGGAACACTAGGTTCACTTTGACGCTAGGTCGGAGATTAAAACCTGTTGAAGAGTGGCTTTACGGCAACAAGTCACCCGGGCCCTTGAGACACTTGTTTGGCAA